GTGCCGGGGAACAGGGTCAGGGCCGCGCCGTTGGCGGGCAGCGCGTCCACGTTCTGGTACTGAGAACCAGGGCCGTAGATCGCGGGCAGGATGTTGAGCACGTCGCTGGCCGAGCCGCCACCGACTCCCGTCATGGCCTGGGTGACGGTGAACGTCTTCAGGGCAACCGGGCCGGGGTACCGGCGGGTCATCGGGTTGACGCGGTTCACGCTCGCGAAGGAGATTTTGTCCCCAACGTTGAACGTGTCACCAGCGGTGCAGGTGACAGCGATCTGTGTGCCGCTCTGGTTCGCGCCGTTCACGGTGACAGAGGACGCCCAGGTACCGGCAGTGTGGGAGTACAGCGAGTTGGACTCGAAGAACTCGAACCCGGCCAGATCCCCAATGTAGCCCTCTTTCCACATCTTCGAGATTTCATCCTTCGGATTGAAAATGCTCGTGATGTTGTTGCCCAGAGTAGCCATCATGGACGAGCTGATCATCATGCCACGCTTGCCCGGAGGGCAGGCCAGCTCTTTCAGCAGACGCCGTGCGGCGTAGTAGGCAGCCACGGACGTGGGGTCGGTACCCAGGACGCCAGCAATCTGGCTCGCGTTCTGGCGGGCGAAGTTGGCGCAGCGGTTGTCCCACTCCTGGGCCATCGCAGCGGCGGCGGGGTCCATGTAGTTCTCCCGCAGCTCTTCCTCGGAACGCTCCAGTTTGACGGGTCTTTCGTAGTCGTCCCACTCGAAGGCGATCTGAATCCACTGGTCGAGATTGACCGTGGTCGAGACGCGGTTGATCCCCTGCGGCGCATAACCCATGCCATCGCTGACCAGGAAACGCTGGGGGAACTTGACGGTGATGGCCGCGCCAGGAGCGAACTCTTTCTCGAAGTCGCGTTCCCAGCTACGGTTGAAGTATTCGGCGACCTCCAGTTTGTTCAGGAGGAGGCGCAGGATGTCCATGGACACCCAGTTGGTGTTTAGAAAGTTGTTAGCCATTTAGGCTATCTCCTGCGATTTAGCGACATGTCCTTCGCGTTTTGTGAGTCGCGGAAACGTCGGAAATCGTTATTTTTGACTGCGCTGTTGACCTCGTCGGGCGGGTTGGATCCACGCCCACTCACTTCACGCGGGGGTCTCGGCGCGTCTGATTCTTCTTTTTCAGGGGACTTCTGAAACTTTCCAGACTCATCACGCGGCGTTTCATCGGCCTTCGGTGACTTACTGCCCTTGCTTAGCTCTTGAGTAATCAGGTGTTCAATGAGAACAGCCTTGCGGATCGCCGCACCGGGATTCTCTTTCGCGAGCTTAATGAAGGACTGTAGCTCCTCGGACTTGCTGCCGAGCGTGTAGACGATATCGGGCCAAACGTCCGACTGATCGATGATGGACTTTACTGCCAGAGGGATCTGTGGGTCGGATACGAGGGTCCGAGACGTTGCCCTGATGGTCTCAACGGCTGATGGGTCATCAGCGTATTTGGCCTGGGCCTCGTCTAGCTTCTGTTGGACTTTCTGAAAGGCAGCGTTGCGCGCCTGCTCTAGCTGAAACTCCGAGAACTTCTTGGCCGCCTTGTAGTCGGCCATATCCTCGAAGTACTTGTCACGCGCGGCGTCGTACTCCTCATTTAAGCGCGAGGCTCAGAAGGCGACAGAGCAGGTCGAGCAGCCCAAGGCTGCCCCGGAGAAAACCGATTACGTCTTGAAGTCGTCAGCCTAGGGCTTCGTCGGCGGTTTCAGCTCGGTCGGATTTAAAGGTCTTCAGCTCAGCCGGTGTCAGCCCGGCCTTCCTGAGGTCCTCCAGTAGCTCATTGAGCCTGGATGCCGCATTGTCGCGCGGCGGTTTCGGCTTCTCCTGTTCCTTGTTACCCGCTTCCGAGGCGGGGGCGGATTTTCCCTTGGGCTCTTGGCCCTCGGCGGAAGATTCTTTCGGGGGTGCCGATTCCCCTTTCGGCTGGGCTGGCTTGGCCTCCGGTAGCTTGCCGGTCTGCCTCCATTCGGCATAGGCCGCACCATCGCGTGGTACTTCAAGGGTTGCCGGTGACGACTCCGGTTGAACGTCGATTTGATTTTCCATGATTGCGGTGAGTTGCCTGATGCGCTCAGGCGGGCGCGGTACAACGAAAATTGCGAAAACCTGCGGTAAAATCTACTTATGGAGCTACGACATAAAGGCGTGCTCTACAGGTTCGATTACGACTTTGCGCCGAGCGACGAGACCGGCCAAGCGTGGACGCCCATCTTCGAGGAGTGCGGCCTCGACGGCTCAATCCACGTTCACTCGATTACCGTGAAGTGGAAGTCGCGGCCTGTGACCACCGAGGTACTCGCCCTCATGCAGCGGGCCGCAGCCGTCAAGGAGTTCACTTACCTTGTCGGGCGCTCGATTGCCCAGTCCCATAAGGCTGGCGTCCCACTGTCACCGCGCCAGCTCCGATACCAAGAAGTGGTATCTTGCCTCGCACAAACTGCTGAAGCACCACCTGCGGATCCACCCCGAGCCTAGCCGCCGTACACTGCACGCGCTTCGCTACGGTTCGCAGGAACGTCTCCGTATCACTCCCGAGGCCCGTTTCGTTGCCGCCACCGACCCACATCTTCTCCTGCCACTCGGCTGGCGTAAGGCCTATCTTCCCGGCTTGCTGCTGCTGGTATGCCTCGTATGCCCCGTATTCGTTCTTCTGGGGCGCGCTGTCCCAGTAAGTGGGGTTCTTCAGCGCCTCGTCTATCGTCAGCTTTCCTTCCGCAAAAGCCTTCCGGGGATTGAAGTCACCCTCGGGTGTACTGGTCGCCAGGAACCGATCTTTCGACGCCTGCCCCAGCATGCGGAAGTTATGGGTGTCAATCGTGACCGGCTGCTCGTTGCCCAGGAGGTTCTCCACGAACGACGTGGGCTTCGGATTCTGTAGCGGATTCATTCCGCCGTTCTGGACGTTGATAACGTTTTGCCGGTGGAGCTTCTGCGCTACGCTGCCGTAGCCCGGCGCGGGCTTATCTGGAATCGGCAGGCCGTTCTGGTCCAGGTAATTGTAGTAGCTCGCCGTGCGGACGTTGTCTGGCACCCTACTGCGTGGGCTGGTCGCGGCAACCATCTGCATGAACCGCTCGTAAGCCGCGTCGGCCTTGTCTCCCAGTTGCTGCTTGAAGACGTCGTAGAGCGGGCCGGTGCGGTACCAGCTATCCGGCAAATCCTTGATACCCTTCGTGACCGCCGCCTGCAAACCCTGCGCAACCTCCGGGTCCGCCAGGGCAGCCTTCATCCGGTCTGATGTGCCGCGAGGCGGATCATACCTCGGCACCGCCGCTCGGCCTTGCATCGCTGGCTGGGCGTTCTTGAAGTCGAACATGCCCTCCTCGGCACCGGGATTCGCTGCCTGCCAGTTCGCATAGGATAGCTTGTTCTTTGACGCCGCCTCGGCCAACACCTGAGCCGCAGTTACTTCCGCCTGCTCGGGGTTGGGTATGCCAGCCTCCATAATGCCGGGCTTGGGGTGCGAGAAAGGCCCCAGGAGCGCCTGCATAGCGGGCAGGGCCAGTCTCCCTATCGTCATGGCCTCGGGGCCGCCCAGGGCCGCCAGTCCCAGCGGAAGGGCCACCTGTATGCCCAGATTGGCAGCCTTCTCCAGCGCCGCGTCCATCTCTTTAGGGTCAACGTGGGTGACAAGGGGCCGGGAACCCGTGGGCCTAAGATCGAGCACAAAAGGATTCTGCGGGTAGGGAGCCTGTGGGTTGCTTGGCGGCTGAGACGCGGGGTCTAAGTTTTGGAGAAAATCCGCCATACGCCTACTCCTGGGGTTGCTGGATCATTTGGCTCAGCGCCTGAATGTGCTCTGGCCGCAGTGAGCTACCGTCTAATTCGCCCTGTGCGGCGTCCTGCGCCGACTGCCGCGATTGCGCCTCTGCCTGCTGCTGCGCCATTCCCTGCTCATGCTGCTGCTGCTGCGATGCGACCGCCCGCTCGTGTGCGTGGTCCTGGGCCTGCATACCGGCCTCGTGTGCCTGGGTGTGCCGCTGCTGCATGAACTCCTCAACGAACGCCAACCGCTCGCTGAGATTCTGGGCCTTCGTTTCGATCTCGGCCACCGCCAGCTTGGCCTGGATGTCCATCTCCTTGAGCTTCAGGGCGTACTCGTTGTCGATCACCTTGCCCTGCTTCTCAACCAGGAGCCGCTGGAATTGGCCTTGCATCTCGGCCATCGCGGCACCTTGCTGCTGTAGCTGCGCCTGCAAGCCCTGGAGTTGTTGTGCTTGATCGCTGTCGCTCGGCGAGATGATATCGGCTATCTGGTCGCCCTTCGGACCCAGCTCTTTCATCTGGATCGCGAGCGCCAGTATCTTGGCTGCCGCCGGTGCCGGAATCGGCAGGTTAGGCAGGTTCTGGATCAGCGTATCCAGGAACTCGCCAACGTGCTCGCGCTGGCTCTGGTAGCTCGGCCCGGATGATACGGTAATATCGTGGTCGCCGTCGCCCACCGTGAAATGCTCTTCTTCGCCCTTTTGGTTGGCGTACGGCTCGGCGGTGTTGATCGTGACAACCTTGTGCGAGTCGTCGGGCTGCCCTAAGCCCATCTCGCGCTTGTTGTCATTATCCATTACCTTTCCAACTTGGAACTATTTGGCCTTGCCGTACCCACGCACAAGGCTCTCGGCCAGGAGATTCATTGCCGCCTGCCTCTCGTTCGTGTCATCGTCGCCGAACGGCATTAGCCGGAGGTGCAGCAGCTCGTGAACCAGCGTCAGTTCCGCGTCTGCGTCGTTGTATACCTCGATGCCCGCCTTCTGGTTGAGCACATCATACTTGCAGCTCCCGAATGTTTCCGGGTTTGGATCAGCCGGAGTAAGACTGACGCTCACAGTCCAGTCCTGAAGCCGCAGACGCCGCTTCCAGGCATTACAGAGCCGTTCTAGCTTCGCCTGGGTCATGGCTATTCCCCTAGTAGCCGCTTGGCCTTGGCGCGGATCCGGCTGGCCTGCGCCGGGCTCAGCTTGCCCTTGCGCTCTTCCTTCGTGGCGAACTGCTCGGCCTTGATCTGGTGGGTGCGGTCTTCCATTGGGTACTTCCGCTGCTTCGGCAGCCCGAATGCCGAGCTGGGCAGCTCGTTACGTTCCGCTGCTCTGAGTCTTGCCATACACTAAAACCTCCTTGAGGCGTGCGGCTGAGGCAGCCTTCATCTGTGCGCAGGTGCGCATCGAGTGCCCCTGCTCGCCGCATTTACTGCAGTTTTTCTTGTCCTTGTTCTGTGCCATATTTTTTTGAGTCCGCCGCCATCCACGCGCATCCCCACGGGCGAGATGCATTCACAAATCGACCTTGATCCCACGCATGGCGTCATCCGCCTCACCGTGCTGGAGGAAATGGTGAGCCTGGAGTGTGCTCAAGACGTCTACAAGCAGCTTTCGCAGGTTGCGTCGAAGGGTGGCCCATATGCGGCCATCTACGACCTCTCGATGGCGAAAGGTACGACAATCCCCACCGAGATGGTCAGGGCGTTTGCTCGCCGCATTCACCCCATTCCAGCGGGGGAAAGAAAGCACGTGGTCGTGGGGAAAGAGACGAATATATTCGGATTGGCTCGCCTGTTCCAGATTTGTGGGGACAACGTTGGCAAGGAATTTGAGACTGTCCACTTCCTGGAGGAAGCCTACGAGATCGTTGGCGTGCGTCCCGAAGACTTTACGGAGCGCCTGTACCCCGAGACGATGGCCGCCTAAAATCGAAGATGCGGATAAACCTCACTATCGAGGAAGAGGACATCGAGCGGATAGTGAAGGCTCTGGCTGCTTTATCCCGGAGACAGCTTCTCCTGATACATCTTGATGAAGGCATCGAGGAGCAAGGAAGTTGCCAGATCGGCATGTCCAGCCCGCCAAGTTTCATACGCAACGGTTATTTTCCCTTCGATATCGGGGCTTAATTGTTTACCAGAGCGTTGGATGAGCGCAAGCAAGCCACGAAATCCCCCATGGACATTTTCTCGCAGCTGATCTGATTCAAGCATAGACCACCATGGCTTTTTACGAGGAATAAGCACACGCCACGATTCCTCGCCACTGTTTTAGCACAGCTCTGCTTTGTCTGAATCGCCGTCCGTTTCATTCTTTCCTATGAAGACGACTGGGTCGGTTAAACGCGGTTATATTCCATTGGGGATTTCGACGACCGAGACAACCCGAATCTGCGCGTCGAAGCCGCCCGAAATGCACGCGGCGATTGCGTCAGAGAACTCTCCAGAATTGCAGAAGCGCGAACAACTGGGGGCATTCGCTGATCTGTTCCGGCAGTTCTTGAAGAAAGCCTTCACGATGACGCCCCTCTCGCCCGCCCCACCCTCACCCTCCACCTCCGCTTCGTCGCGTTGTGCTTCGCGAAATCCCGGCAGACCGACTGCTTGCCGTCCTCGATGACGGTCACAATCAGGTCGTCTGGCCGCTGTCCGACAAAGCCCTCGTTAATCTCCAACGCCCGTCGTACTGCGTCGAAGAGGCTTGCCGCATCGATGAGGTATTCGTTTTCGCCGCCTACCGGGTGAGGGATTTTGACGAGGCAGTACACGGCCCCGCCTACCGCGTGCCGTCTTCTTGCCCGTCCGACGCAAGGCCCTGCTTCCGCAGATAGACCTCGGCTTCCCCGATATCGCCATTGGTCGCCAACAGGGCCTTCTTGCACTCCATCATCCCGGCACCCGTGCGCTCGCGGAGATCTTTAACGAGTTGTGCGGTGATTTGCGCCATAATTCCCAACGATATCACTCCTGCTGACGGGCAGGCCGGATGAACCGCGTCTTCTCCCCCGTCTGCACAACCGTGATGTCCTTTCCTCCTGGCAGAGGCCCGCTGCCATTCCGCCGCTGGAAGTATGGACAGCGGGACGCATGAGGCCCGCATCCGTAGACGCAAGCCACATGATCAGGTGCGGGTGCTCTACAAAAATGCGAGCCACATCGGCTCCGACGATATCAAAGCCTACTTCGCCGCCGAGACCGGCACAGCGCCCTTGACTGCCGGGGCAATGGCCTTGACGTCGGCGACGAGCTGGGCATCCAGGGTCACGTTCAAGCCGTTGGCACCAGCCGCAGCCTGGGCAGCATCCAGGGCGTTAATGACCACACCAAGCACCGCAAACGCAGCGCGCTCGATGTTGGCCGCCTGGGGGCTGACGAGCGCCGTAATGGCCTCGATGGTGGACTGGTCGGCCTGGGCCTTCTTCAGCACGGGCACGACGCTCACTTCTACGAACTTCGCCGCCTTCACCGTGTCAATCGCGGCAGCGGCAAGGGCGTGCTCCACACTGGAAATCAATGCACTCATGTCTTTCTCTTTCTCCCCATTGACCGCGGGGGCGCGGAATAAACTAGGATCCGTACAGCGGAATAAACTTGGTTTAGAAAAAGTACGTCACTTTTTCTTAATGACACCGCTCGGGAACTTTTCTCCAAGTCACCGCTCGGTTACCGTCGAAAATTACCGCTCCGGCTCATTTCCCCATCAAGGTAGTGGCAACCACAATCACGGTTAGGCCGAGCCAGTAGAGAGCCTTAGCCAATTGCCCACTTAGCAGGTAACCAACGCAGAAGCACGTGTCCATGATCCCTGCCACGAAGAGCACGGCCTTATCCATCGCGCTCATCGGTGCTTCCGGCTCCTGGGCTCTATGATGTTCGAGACGGCCACCACCTTGGCCTCATCGGAGGCGGGCAGATCCAGCACCTGATGCATCACTTCGTGAATCACCGTGTTTAACTGGTCGCGCGGGATGCTGTCAGCGCCTTTGAGGCAGCCGGGCAGCTTTGCGTACTCGTCACTGCGCAGCACGTCAATCTCACCAACGCCGCCCTGCGTGTCGTAGACGGACATGCTGCACGAGTTCTCGGGCAGCTCCTCGGCTGTCACGAGCCGAATGCTGATGCCGAACGCCTGGAGCTTCAGCTCGTGCAGCCAGCGGTCCAGGGCCAGCCGCAGGGGCCGGATCTCGTGCTGGTACTGCCGCGAGGCGATATTCTCCAGCGGGCGGCCTTGGGCGAATGACAGCCCGGCCAGTCCGAAAAATGTGACAATTATCTGACAAATTACTGCTGGTCTCTGATGAATCGGCATGCTGCCTCCAGAGTCTCGAAGTAGTGCGAAATCGTTTCCTTCAGGAATGGGTGCTCGTGCATCAGGTAGTTGCCCTTGTCGCAGATCGCAATGCACCGCTTGCGGAGCTGCCACACCCAGGCCAGCTCGAAGATGGTACCGAGGAGGGGCCTTGGGCATCCGAAGGTGTTCAGGTTGACGAGCACGATATCGGCGGCCAGGACATCGTTGTAGTCGCGCAGGATGATGTCCTTCGAGGTTGCCGTGAACGACGTAATCCCGCCGTCTCCGCTTTCGTCCTGCAGGTTCGCCTTGCCCCTCATGGGGCTGAGGACATCGAAGTGAAGGAGCTTATCCTCGGCCCGTTCCCGCCACTCAAGCGACTCCGGGTAGTCGGTTGCAATCAGCCCGGCGAGATAAATTTTCTTCATTGCCTCGTATATGAGGCAACGCCGCCCGTTAGAGCGGAATTGCCCACTATATTAGTCACTACTGGACGTACTTGAAGACCACCTGCGAGAACGTGATTTCCATGTGGATTGGGAAGCCGGTGGTGTTCAGGAACGCTGCCACCTTCCAGTGCAGGACGTTGTCCGAGGCAAGATACCCCTCGACCACGTTCTGGTCGAACGGGATGCGCGCCGTCTGGCATTCCACGCCGTGCTGGTA